CTTGGCCTTGTCGTCATCGGTCTGCATGCCAGCCTTGCCGCGCAGCCAACCAGCCACGCCGGCCACCTGCTCGCCGGCGCCATCATCCTGATCGACGCCATCGGATGGGGTCGGCGTTTCTGCGTGAAAGGCTTCTGAAAACTCCCGCGCCTGCTGTTCGGCGGCGGCGCGTGCAGCGGCCACCACCTCGTTCTCGGCCGCCGGAGCGGCACCATCCTCGCCCTGCCAGGCCTGCTCGTACTCGTTGGGTTGGGTTTGCATAGTGTTGCCCTCAATAGCCGGCACTGGTGGCCGGACCCTGGTTGTTGACAATCTGCAGGCCAGCGTCATGCTCACGCTGCGCTACAGGAATGGCAAAGGTCAAGGCCAGCGCGTCGCCGCCGTCAGGCGAACGAATCCCGCGCGTGGCCATGTCTTGTTTCTTCTCCAGCAGCTTGCGGCCGTTGCTGCTGATCTTGGGTTGCGGCGCCGTGATGTCAGCAATCAGCGCCGGGTTGTTGGGGATGCGGCAGGGGAAGTTCTCGAACCACCGCTTCATGCGCCACCACATGTCGGCGCGGATGTTTTCGTACAGCTCGCGCTCGCCATCGGCCGATGCGTTGTTGATGCCGATCACACCCGGCACATTCAGCTCGATCAGCCGATCCACAATCCCGGCGCCAAGGCCGTTCTTGTCAATCACGATGGCGTCTGGCTGCATTTCGTTGAAGTAGCTCACCAGCTTGCCGGCGATCTCCATCGTGCTCAGCTTGTCGTGGTACTCCACCCGGAAGCAAGTGCGCCCCCGGCGGAACGCAATCGCCGTGCGGTCGCTCTCGTTGGCGCCGTCGCCAGCCGGGTCGCAGCCGATGATCAGCGGGCCGGACATATCCCGGAACCCGCTGTTCACCGCCGCCATCACATCGTTGGGGCTGATCAGCGGATTGCCCGTCGAGCTGCGGAAAGCCAGCGCCGGCGTCGCCGGGTACTCCTGATCGAACAACCACTCGAAGCCCTGGCCGTACTCGGCGATCTTGTTGGCCCGCCACTGCATCTGCTGCAGATCCAGGCCATAGGCTCGCTGGTACTCAGCATCAGCAACGCTCAGCGCGAAGTCCGGCTTGACCGTCGCGCGGTATTCCTCCTGCCAGAACCACGGAACGAAGATGGCGATGTACTCGCCACGCCCCGCCTCCGCCTCCTGCCACATCAGGTGGAAGGCGTTTCCAAGGCCGTTGCCCGTCGACTCCAGGATGATCTCGGTGTCCGGCATGTCGGCCACCGTGTTGCCCAAGCCAGAACCCGAACTCAGACCCGTGGATCAGTTGCGCCGTATTCGAGCGGCCCACATCGGCCGTGCCAGCCGTGGCCAGCTTGTAGCCCGAGTCGCTCACTCGGAACAGCAACTCCTGCTTGTTGGAATACTTGGTGCTCGGCGCTAGAGGGTTGTTCTCCTGGTAGCGCTTGGCCATCTCGAACAGGTTCGAGGTCGCCTTGTCCTCATGAGCCACGATGAACGCGGACAGCCCGCGCATCGAGGTCTTGTGATAGAAGCGCTCCGACACATAGGTGGAGACACCCTGCTGCCGCCCCTTCAGGACCAGCGCTCGGACCTTGCCGGTCTTGGCTAGCTGCTCCTCCAGGCGGGCATGCACATAGCGCTGGGCCTTGTTCCAGATGAACGTCCGCAGCTTGCCCTGCTTGTCCTTGATCTTGGCGCAGTGCACCGAGTGCAGCTCAAGACTGTCGCGCAAGCGGCGCAGGGCCAGCTCGCGGTCATCGTCCGTCATCCACGACATCAGCTCGATGCGTTGATCTTGGCCAGCAGTTGATCCAACTGGGCTTGACCCTTGTCCGCATCCTCGTCCAGCTTCAGAATCTTGCGCTGCATCGGGATGTACACCCCATGAGCCGCCGCGATCTCCTTGCTCATCTTCACCCGGCCCGCCAGGCTGATGATGTAGCGATACAGCTCGTTGACCTTGTCCTTGATCTCGACCCCCCGGTCGTTGACATAGGTCTCATCCATCATCTCGCCGACCGCCGCCAGCATCTCCCGGAACTCCGGGTTGCCCAGCTCGGCGACCTCCTTCAGTTGCGAGCGCGACACGCTCAGCGCCAGCAACACATCCTTGCGGTTGATCAGGTCGGCCTGGGCCAGAATCTCAGCGTTAGCCTCGACGATCACCTTCTCGCTAACAGCTCGGTCCTTGTTAACCTCGCTGTTAACCTGTGCCCTGTTAACCTTCTCCTCGGCCTTGGCGACGATCTGAGCCTTCAGGTCTCGGGACCACTCGTGGCGGTCTGCATGCTTCTTGATGGACACATGGGAGACGCCATGAGCATCTGCCATCTGGCGCAGCGTCAAGATGCCTGCCCGATAGTCCTTCTCTACAGCGGCCCAGTCGACGGCCTTTTTGGGCGCCTTGCCCTTCTTGCCATCTGTCATCTCAGAACCTCAAACAGTCCACACCAATCCCGGTGTTGACATCCAGCTCCATGGCAACCTGCACAGCCTCGCGCGAGCTACGCCCGGCGACCATGGCGCCCAAGGCGTAGTCTGATCCAGACCCAATGGCCCAGCGCTCCACATTCAGGCGGAGCCACTTCATGGACTCATCGGCCGCCCAGATCGACCCGCTCTCGTGAATCGCCAGGACCCGGAACTCACTGAACACAACCTCCTGGCCGAGCCCATTGGCCCAGCGCTCAAAAGCTGCGCAGTCGAATGCCGAGCCGGCACACCCGAACAACCACGTCCCATGCACAGGATGGCGCACCTTATGCACCTTGCGGGTGCGCACAGGCGTGCCACCCCAAGTCGTCTGCCTGTCGCCCGCCAGCGTCTTACCGTCCCATGCGATGGTTGTCATGTCAGCAGGTGATTTCACCCAACCGCTGCGGCCAAAACGATGGCGCCACAGCCGGCACAAAGAATGGTCCAGACGGGAGGGGGTATGTGGGAGTCACTTTATGGAATACCGTGGCCAAGCGGTCCCGGATGGACTGCCACTGCTCGGGCGTTGGCTGTCGGCCGCCGATCTCGGAGAGGCCCTGCAGCCAGTAACAAAACTGCTCCGGCGTCATTGCTGACGCCTCGTGATGGTGGCCGAATCAGCCCCGCGCAGGATCACCACGCACGCGGCCACCAGGGCCGGCAGCAGCCAGTTGCCGCTCCAGGCATCGGAGACGACCAGGCTCATTTCATACGACTTCACATAAGAGCGGACGAGGTATTTGTTTTTTCGCATATCGAATTCCCAGGTGTTTGGGTGCGGCGGGAGCCGGTAGATCGTCTCGGGATTGACCATGTCTACCGGCCCCATCTCCGCTGGCTACGTCTTACCCCGACGCTGCACGGGCCGCCTTGCCTTCACCCAGGCCCCGCGCGGGCCAGGTGTCAGTTGCTTGACGGTTTTGAAGTGGCATCAGGGGTAGGCATCGAACCCACAACCCTCGGCTTTGGAGGCCGGCGCTCTGGCCAACTGAGCTAATGCCGCAATCTGTCCGAAATTTGTCCGCATCTTGTCAGCGTGTGATCGTGACATTGCGCGGAAGTCAACAGAACTGGAGCGGCCGGGGAGAATCGAACTCCGAACTCGAAGGCTTGGAAGGCCCCGGACCAACCGGAGGCACGGCCGCTGAAACAAATTCAGAGCGAGCTTCACCATCGAAATCGCCGCTTGGTGTTGTGCGGGGTCTGTCTGTCCCGCTTTATTGCTGTTTTGGAATTTATCAGGATCACGGATCGATCTCAAGCAGACGGCGCAAATTCTTTTTCATCAATCTCCAGATCACGCAGCATTGCCGCCAGCCGGTAGCTAAACTCCTTGCGAAAGCGCTGCGCCGTGGCCGACCAATCCACCATCCCACCCTGCACATCCGTGGCCAACAAGCCCAACCCATCATTCGTTCCCAACACCAGGAACGGGATGCCGCTGCCGTCCTGTCGCGTGAACCGCCCCAGCCGCACCTCCAGGGTAAGACCCCGTCCAGTCAGCCTGTCACACGCCAAGTTCTCCGGCATCCCCACCATCAGCGGTCCATGCTGGCCAAGCACCTCCAACTCCCAGTCATCCATCTCGATGATGTGGACCGGCACCATGTGCCGGGTGTAAATCACCAGCCTCATCCAAGATCTTTGGCAAGGCGGCGCGAACCTGGGTCCACGTCATACACCGCCAGCACACAACCCGGCGAGTAGCGAGAGATTGCCGCCTGCATCGTGTTGGCCTGGCCGGCGCACCGTCCAGACCACAGCCAGTCACCCTGGACCGACTCCACCACATACAGCTTGATCACCGGCGCAGGATCACCCACCGGAGGCCTCCAGCCAGGGGCAATCAGCCCCTGGCGGATGGCTTCGTCTCGGGTCTGCACCACCGTTTTGAAGAACTGGGCTCGGAGCACATCGCCAGGGCTCTCGATTGTCTCCGTCAGCTCTATGAGCCCGGAGTCGATGTCGATGCTGGGGGCCACCGCGTGCTTCAACCCATTGAACATCAGATTACCAGACATCTCGTATCTCCCTTTAGTTCCGCCATGACGGACGGGCTCATAAAAATGACCGATTGGTCGCCGCGCGGATCGCCGACGTCCATGCCCATGAACATCAAGCCGACGTCTTGCATACCCCAGCGCTTCGCCCACTTCTTCTGCACCCGCCGGTGGTAGGCCTCGCTCTGGTTGCTGCGCTTCTTGTGCTTGCGCACCGGCTCACGCAGGTCCAGCTCATCCAGCAGCGGCGACTCATACACCGGAAGACCCCGCAGGCCGCCGCCAATGGGGGATAAGGCCGACATCCCCTCCATGATCGCAAGCATCGCTTTCAGCGTCCCGAAAGACGATCGTCTTCGGCGCGCCACCGTCCCGGTGCTAATGATGCCGGTCGGAATGGCGGCCGCCTGCGCCATGGAGCGCACGGAGTCCCGCATGATCTCCACCCAGCCCGAGTCGCAAGTGCCTTGGGCCATGTCCATGTCGCCGATCACGGAAACACCTTGATCCGGCGGTTGCCGATCTTGAGAAACAACCCCCAGTTCCTGAAGAACCGGGCCGACTGCCAGTAAATCTTCATGTTCGTCCTGCACCCGCCTCATAGCATCGCAGCGCCAACCCCTCGGCCTGGCGCGGACTCATGCACATAAAGTCCACCGACAGCCGCATCTCTGCCTCGTCGACACACTCCAGCGCCGGCTCAACCACCTCCAGCACCGCCGCCCCCACCTCGGCCTCGGCCTCGCGCCTGACGGCCTCCACGCCGCCAGGCGCCTCGATATCTACCGTGTAGACAGGCTTTGCCATGCGAACAAAGCTGTCTCCCGCGTAGCGCACCAGCAGCTCATGGCCCAGTCCGGCCTCGCCTGGCAGCGCCGCCGTGGCGAAGGCCCCGCAGCCATCCACCAGCGCACCCGTCAGCACTGACACAAACACCGGCATGTGCTCGCCAATCAAGACGCTCATCACCTGGGAGTCCAGGTGCTTGTCAGCCGCCTCCCGGCCCATACCATGGCGCATCAAGATGCCCACGCACTTCTCGCGGTCATACGCCGCCACGCTCATGCCATCAGCGCGCTCGGCAATGCCCAGCAGCGCCGCGTCAAAACCATACGCCAGCAGCGCCTGCGGGCGCAGCTCCTCGACCTGATCACGCACGCTCATAGATCACCTCGCAGATGGTCAAGCTCAGCCTGACACGCAAGCCTTTTGCGCATCACACCGGCCTCTCCATGCATGTCATGGAGACGGGCGTAGCCATGCTCCAGACCTCTAAGACGCTCGATCTCGGTGCGCAGCCAGGCCATCCGATCCCTGCACCAAGGCCGCGTCGCGGCGGCGTGCAGCCTGGCATTGAACCAGCGTCGCAGCGCATACTGGCGAATGATCGACACCGCCGTGTACACCCAGCCCAGCCAGAAGTTGCTCGACGCCGTCAATTGCGCACCCACCATGGGCAGCAACAGCAGGTTGATGGCGTAATTGATCGAGAAACCGATCAAGATATTGAGCCAGGCCTCGATGATGGCGCCGCGAGGCGTTTGGCCCCCACCATTGCCCTTGCGGTACTGGGCTGCCGTGAACACAGCCACAAAGGCCAGCGACAGCAGGCCCAGAACGGTAATCGCATCCATCAGTCAACCTCCCCGGAATTCTCACCAATGAATTGCACTCGGCACACCGTCGTCTCAACCACACCCTTCGGCATCTGGTGGGCATCCGCCGTCCACAGCAACGCCGACGGCAGATCATTGCCCTCGGGGTAGCTGATCATGTAGGTGGCCAACATCACCAGGTTGCACAGCACATGCCCGGCGTGCGGCAAGCCAGACTCGCGGTCATTCACCTCGCCACGCCGCATCGCCAGCAGGTGGCGAACGGCACAGGCCAGCGGCACACTCCATGGCATACCCTTGGCCCAGTTCCAGGCGGCGTATTTGGAGCGCCCGTAGTCAAACACCCTGGCACAATCCTCCCATGGCTCACCCAGCGCGTCGATGGCGCGCGCCACCGCAACCACGCCACCGCCCTCCTGGATGTCAGCCAGGCAAAACATGACAGATGACAAGTCATCCACGTCCGGCTTGATTCCCCAAGTCTGCGCAATCACCCGCACAGCCACCAACTCCATCGGTGGCTTGCCGGTGTTGAAGCGCGCGCCGCTGCCGCGCTCGGTGCTGCTGATATCGCCGATGCTCATGCCAGCACCATCCAGTCCTCGGCCAGCATGTCGGTCTGGCTCGCCAGCCACGGCACGAAGCCGCCGTCAGCCGTGCGCATCCCGATCCACGGCAGCAGCGTCAGCTCGGTCGTCTCACAGTCGCCGTCGAGCAGCTCATCCAGCACGACGTGGCGCAGCCACATCCCCTTGCCATTCCACCCGGCGCGCGCCACCTTGCGCCCCAGCTTCAGGAAGCGCAGCGCATCGCCGAAAGTCAGGTTCTGCGTCAGGCCCGGCTCGCAGGTGCGGTAGGCCTCCTCGAACTGCGCCTTCGGACTCCAGCTCGTGTAGCCGTCGGCGTACTTGACGCCGTAGCCGGGCTTGCCATCCTTCTCCTGGGGCCACGCAGTGACCTCCTTGGTGCCGATGTAGCGATGTGTCATTGCTTCCTTTCCGGCCTATGCGGCCAAGCTCAAAATCTGCGCATGAAAAACCTGCCGAGGCCCAGGCTCGGGCTGCTCCATCGCTTCGCGCCTGCGGTTGCGCTCGCGTATCTCGGCCAGCTCCGGCGCCTGCATCTTCTTGATCAGCGCCAGGCACTCCGCCACCGACTGCGGCTCCACGATGATCTGCTCCGTGCGCACCAGCGGCGTGGAGAAAATGTGGAAGTCCTCGATGCTGCGCGGCGCATCACACACGATCAACGGCATCGCGTCAATCACATGGAACCGCTGTGCGAACGTGATATCCACCTTCATCTCCACGCTCAACCGCCGCACGCGGAACGCCAGCTCAGGCTGGAGCCCGGTCATGCTTCGGTATTGGCGCTGCTCACGTATCCACCCCATGTAGTCGAAGGGCATGGCATCGGACACCCCGTACACACCCAGCCCGTTATGCCTGAGTAGCAACTGGATGCGGCGCCCCGCCACATCCTGGTCCGCCGCAATCTGCCAGCCGGACTGCTGCAACTGCCAGGTGGTCGCGCGGAACCCCGCGAGATCCACCATGTACTCGTCGCTCACAATCCGGCGGCAGTCGCCAAAAGGGGCGCCCATGCTCGCCATGCTCAGGCCGTGCCGTCAGCGATGCGCTGCTCCAGGTCCGCAATCTTCATGTCGATGCCGCGCGCCACCTGCTCAGCCCCCGCCTTCTCGCGCAGCAGTTGCTTCATCTCTCGCTTGTGCCTCTCCAGCAACTCTTCGCACACCTCGGCCTCGGCCTGCTCGCGCAGCGTCGGTGAGCGGTTGATCGCGGTCACTTTGTCGTTCATGATGTACTCCTTTTGATGGTGATGGTGAAGGGCATCAGCCCCTTGATGCGCGCCCACAGCGTGGCGCGGTTGCGAAGCCTGGCTTTCTCCTGGTCCACCCGGCTCCTGAACTCCTCGTGGCGCAACTCCTCCTCGGCGATGCGTCTCACATACAATGGATCAATACTCAACATGCTTCCCTCCTTTGTAGGGTTGAGGGTGCCGGCTCCACACTTGCCCCAGGCCGGCGCCAGGGGAAGGAGTCCCCGCCCGTTTCGCCCCGAGCGGGCCGGCGTGTGGTGCCGGTATGAATGGGCGCCCCGCTTTAGGCCACGGGGCTGGGCCGGATTCAATCCCTGCGAGCCACAAAAATGTTTCTCATACCAACCCCCTCCTCCCACTCAAAATGTCCGCCATGTCCTTGAAAATCACCGACTGCAGCGACAGCACTTCGCGCTCGATCTCGCGCGCCGCTTTCGCGTGCTCCAGCCTCACCACCCGCTCAAGCGGGATCAAACCAGTTCCAAGGCACTCGCTGCAGTCCCGGCTCTCATCCAACACCGGGCTGTTGTGCCGCAATGGATGCCCGCGCCCCTCGCAGGTCACGCAAGCCCGCTTGTTCCACAGCTTGAACAAGCGCATCACCAAGTCCACCGCCTGCACTCGCGTGAGCGCCTCTCCGCCGCGCTCGCGCAGTGACCGCCTGCGCACCCATCCGGCCAGCTTGTCTGCCGCGGCGCGCGCACCACGCAGATCGGGCGAAATCAGCACGTTGTGCACCTCCAGCGCCAAGCTCCTGCGCTCGCTGCCGCGCGCCGCATAGGCCGCCGCCAACAGCTTGTCGGCATCGCACGGCCCCTCCGAGTGACTCAGGTCGCTCGTGCTCCTGGCGCGCGCGTAGCGCTCGTCAGCTTGCGACCTGTCAGCAGGGGTGGTGTACAACTTCACCCGCCCCGCACAGCAAAACCGCCTCACGCAACAGCTCCAGCACCTCGCTTAGGACCGCGTTATCCGCGGCGCAGTCACGCCGCCCAAGGCGAGCCATCAAAGCAATAGCCGCCCCCTTGCACCACGACTGATACTCCGCCGGCGTCAACACCTTCTTCAGGAACTCGCGCGGCTCGGCCATATCAACCTGGATAGCCTGCTCTCGGCCATACTCACCTGCCGCGCCCGACGGCTCGACACATACGCCACCCAGAATCGCTCGCGCGAGGTCATCCATTGACACCCTGCCAGCCTCCATGCTGGCCACATTGCCAGCACCCTTGGCGGCGCCCTTGCACGCACAACCTTCGCAACCAGCCATCAAACCTCCATCAAGTAATTGGCAACCACCTGGCGCGCCTCGCGCCACCCGAAACACACCACCGCACGGTTGCCGGCGTATTCCAGGCCAGCAATCCACTCTCGTTGATCAGCAGACAGGCGCCCTCGCTCGGCCTTCATCTCCACATACAGGCCCGCGTAGCCGCCGCGCGGCACCGGCAAGCACACATCGGGCACCCCTGGCTTCACACCCTCCTGCTTCAGCTTCGCCGCCGTCACCAGGTCGCGCTTGCCGCCGTTGGGCACCGCATACATCAGCGCCAGGCGAGGCAGCACACACACCGCGGCCTCGGCCCAGCGAAACAGCATCGTCTGGTGCCGGTGCTCATCCATTTCGCCCCGCATCAGCGGCAGGCACTTGCGCCCTGACATCCAGGCCGCCTGCCATAGCAGCGTCAAATCGCGCGCCTCCAGCTTCGGCCGATTGAACTCGCTCGCCGCGCCGGCATCAAAGCCGGCCAGCCAGACCTGAGCCGCACGCAACTGAGCGTCCGTCACGACAGCACCCCGCCTGCGGACACGAACGCATCTCGCTCGAACACAGCCCGCAAAATCGCCACCCGATCCACCATCGTGACCACTTCGCAGTAGTGCTGAGGTTGCAGCATCAGGCTGCCCGCCTGCGCCATCTCGCGCATCACCTGTGGCGTTGCCAGCACCGTCACCACATGCGGGTTGCCCTGGGCATCCAGGGCTGGCATGCAGTACGGGAGGACATCGGCGTCGTTCGACATGCCTGTATTTTACCGTTTGGCATATTAAGTCAAAGAATTAATATGCCAAAAACTGCACACTGTTGCTCAGCGCGCACACCCACCACAAACCACTTGCCAACCCTCCTGAGACCGGATATTGCCGCCACACCCCTAGACAAGCCCTCGTGCGCACGAGGCCAAAACCAAATCCCGACAAATTCACATGGTTATTTTCCCCCGAAGGGGGAGGCTGTCATTTTACCGCCTACTTGACTTGTTCTTTTCCGTTTGGCATAATTCATCCCATCGAACGGCATCGACCGGATCGCCAGCCAGCCAACAAGGCGCACCGCCCATCCCGGCGGAACAACAAATGGGGTGCCCCGCAAGGCTAGTAGGCGCAATGCCGAACGAGATTCGACGGGAGACGGCAGCGACCTGCACGACGCCATGTGTGCAGCGAGCCCGAAGGTGAAGGACCTGGGTGCAGTCCGAAACATGCACCCATTCGCAGGGAACCACACCAGTGGAACAGACCTGCCGCACGACACACCGGCCGGTGCCGGTACTGAATAACCAAGCAAGTCGTGCACATCCCCTCACCGGGATGCAGGAGCGCATTCATCCCGAGTGCGCTGCTGCATCACCCAACAAACCCATGC